GCTCAACTATCTTGTCAATTTCGGATTCAAAGTTGTACATTATTAAGCCTTATCATCTTTCTGATTCTGAGTATCTTCCAAATATGGATTTCGTATGTTTGCGATTTCAGCAGCTTCCTTTGCTCGCCCTAAAACGATAGCCAAAGCCTCTTCCCGTGTTGCGATTTCTGGGTTGTGTTGCATTTCGTAATCAATCAGGTTTGCGGTTCCATTTGCGAACTTCAAGGCCCACCCCTGCTCTCGCTCTGATGTTGACTCCAACATAACCGGCTCTTTGTACTTCAGGCTCACTTTTAAATTTTCGGTATTTTGCGAAATGCGCACTGTATTACTCAGGGCCTCAATCAGACGGGCACACAAATTAGTTATTGGTTTCTTGTAGTATTTGCGGCGGCGGTGACTAAGCTCACGCACATCTTGTTTGCTTAGTGCTAAATGATAGCCGCTTGTTGCCGTTTCCCCGCTGATTTGTGATTTGCTCAATCCGGACTGTAGCCCAAGGCGATCATAGCGTTCTTGGATAAGTTTGTTTAGCTCATCAAGGGCCTCGTTTGGCGATATGTACTTTGCGTCATTCCCTGAATCATCCAGCATGCTACCGCTTACGTTAATGAGGTAGCTCCTGCCCTTCTTGAATTTTGCTGCCGCTTCGTCATCCATACCCTGCACAAACAGCTGTGGAATATTGTATGCTTCAGCCATTGCCAAATCAGTTCGCTTCTTATCGATTGCAATCGCCTTCTGAACAATGTGCGACCCTCCACGGTACCACACAGAGTCGTCGGGCATATAGTCGCGGAAGATAACAACCGGAATGTCGGTATATTGCGGTATGTTGTCGTAGTATTCTATCGATTCGGGTATTGGTTGGCCGTTTGTGTCAATTTGGCATTGGAATTTCTCAACACGCCCATCTGTTTTCGCCCAGCAATCATAAACATCAACTGCACTCCGGCTGGCGGTGTTTTCCAGCACACCAACTTGATAATAGAACTTTGTGAACTTAGTTGGGTTCTCTTCATCCTGCTCAACGAAGCACTTGTCTGGTGTGATTATTCTGATTTCAGGCTTTCCGTTTTCAATGAAGACCCCAACCGGACAGTCTCGCAACAGACGCACATACTTATCAACATTGTCAAATACGATGTCTGACTGCATGCGCTCAAGCTCTTCTTGGAATTTCTCGTTCTGCTCTTCGCTGGAGTCTGGAAGCTCTATGTCAACACCATTTTCAAAAACGACGGCCGTTTTTTCTATCATCTCGTCAACAGCGTTTTCAGATTCGATATACTTGCAAAGCTCTTTTGCGTCTTCGCTGTTTTCAAACATGTTCGAGATCAGGTCAACCAGCACATCGCGGAATAGTCCGCGATAGTAATCTATGTATGTCTCTGCTATTGCCCGGCGCTCGTTGTCATTTTCCCATTTTGCTTTTATCTGGCCCTGTTCTATAATTGAACGACTAACATTCATTAGTGCTTGCTCCATTTAGATAAGTATATTGGCGGGAAGCAGGTAAAGAGTATGTATCCAAGTGCGTCCGTAAGATGCACTATTGATTTCCCGGCCTCTTCCTGTTTCTTGTTTAGCCGCCCGTCTGCCATGCGCTCCACATGGCTGAAATTATAAAGCGTCTCAGGGCAGGCTTTAGGATTAACATAATACTTTATCGTCCCATCAAATGCCTGACAGCAAGTGTTGACGCAGTTGATCCTGTCCACCTGCGACGGGTTGGCCTTGCGTGCCTTGATTCGGAATCCCAGCTTTTGCAGGATGCCGATGTCAGATATGCTTGCGTTAGTACTCCCGTGCTGGCCTGTAGCGTCTGGATAAATGGTGGCTGGAAGGTAGCCGCTTGCGTTGCGCTTCAGGTTGTACTTCCTAATCAGATGCTGGCCCATCTGCTGCGTGTTGCTGTTCCTGAGCACTGACTCCCCGTGCTGGTGGAATGCCCCGCCGTAGATGTGCCCTTCTACTGCACACATGGGGTCAATGTTGAAATCCATCCCGACGTCAAGGCTCATCCCTTTCTGGAATCGGCAGTCCTCGTAGTTCTTTTCTGAGAATGCATAGTAAGCAAGTCCTTGGAAGCCCTCAAAGCTGGCTTCATACTCCTGCCTGAAGGTGTGTTCATCCAGCGACCGCCGGGCCTCTTCGATCTCCGAAGCTGGAAGCACGTCTGCACTGTGCCAAGCGTGAAAGCTCCACTCTCCATTCTCTGCATACGCACCGACTCCAGGGGTGATCTTAGGTATCACACCACCAGCAGCATAGGCGCACATGTCACCCCAATGGTTCATGCCTTCCGGCACACCGTTCAGAATCGCAAAGCCCTCATTGTCCGACAGCACCGGACGGATGTGTTCACCCCACATGTCCGGCTTCTGGTTCCCCATCTCTGTAATGAGAATGCCTTTCACTGGCGGGTAAGTCTGACCCTCTGCTCGTTCTGGCCTGTCAAGCCCGATCACCTGAAGCTGGCTACCGTTCAGCAATGTGATTTTCCGCTCTGTCTCAGATGGCTTCTTCCTCCAGAACCGTTTCGTATCCCGTTTCAAAGTTTCCCAGAAAATAGATTTTGCTTGGTCGTGGGTTGGGGCACAGAATAGGTACTTGTGATCCGGCAATACAAAAGCACCACGGCCGGGGTCTACCAGCATCTTGCGCACACCGATTAGGTCTTTTCTGCTGCGTCGGCCTGCTGGCACAGTGATGAATCGATGCAGGTCGTGGTAGTACCTCAGGTTGGCGGGGGTGAGGTTGCGAAGTCGAACAGGCAGGTCTTTCATTCTACGTCACCGCTCCTGATTGCTGCTGCGATGCCTTCGAGATCAAGTGTGTCAGCTGTGCCGTCTGCCTCTTTCGTCAGCTGAGCCACGGCCTTAAAGTGTTCTTTCTCTCTGTTTGTCAGCCAAAACTCAATCGCCCTCTGGTTGGGCGGGATGTAGATTTTCTGTGTGTACTTAACAACGGTTGGTTCGCCGCCAACAAGCAGCACTTTTTCTTGTGTCAGATCCTTTTCAAATCCACGCGCTAAGCGGAAGCAAGAGTTTATCACCTCGAAGTTTGGCTTTTCTTTTCCCTTTTCTCTTGCGTTTGCAAATTTTGGGTACTTTTTTATGTAATCAAAGTATGTACACTGAGCGACTCCGAGCTTATCAGCTATCTGTTTGTCATTCAGCCCGAGACGTGCGTATTGATACACCCGCTCTGGAAAGTCATCTTTGTACTTACTTTTTGCCATTCGTTATCCTAAAATGGTGGTATACATAGTCTACTTCGCATAAGATTGCCGCCACAGTCAGGTTTTTGGCTCCAAAAATTACGCATCATAATAGGTTGTTTTTTAAAATGTGGATACATGTAGACTTTCACTGTTTTGTTTCGTTAACTCGCAAGAATTGATAGATTGTCTTACTCAAGTAACCGCACAAATACGCTTTTGCCTCTTCGCACGTAACGGCACACATATCTGCAATGTGGTCTACCATGTGCCAAATTTCATGTGCAAAAACATTCATTGCCTCTGCCTCGTCTGTAGCTGGATATAAGACAACAGCAAAATGCTTCTTGCCATAATGGTAGAAACATTCACCACCGTTTTCCGCCTCCTGCGAGATTCGGTTGTATGCTTCATCAATGTACCGTTCCTCAGGATTGACGAACTCCCGCAGAAAATCACACACTGCATCCGCATCATCAGCAGATTCTACAACAACCGCCGCAAATTCTCCACCGTAAATCGGCAAATCCCATACATTTTTTAGCATCCAACCTCCTATACCTGCAAATACCCTAAATTTAGGCAAATTGTCGTCAACCAAAAACCCCGTCAGTGACAGCATTTTTGGTTTTTTTCAAAAAAAAATGATTTTTTTCTTGACATGCTTTCGGTTCTAATTATCTTTGGCATTAGAGAGTGAGGGATGAAAAGAGAGAAAAAAATGTAACATCCCAGGGTGAACACTAAGAGGCTCCAAGAAGGGCCCACCAGATTAGGAGGATAAGATGAAAACACAATTAGCATTATTAGACAGCAGCAACAAGTTGCAATTTACAGATGAAAATGACATTCTCTACTGTGTAGAGACAACCAACGATACAGTCGATAATTTCGAAATTGAGTTTTCAGCGTGGTCTTTGCACGCTGTTCCTCAAAAATTTCAGGAAGCAACTTTTAATTCTGTTGCTGCTTTTGAACTTTTTTGCAAAGAAGAGGGGATTGATATTAATAGATTTAATCTGTATGATCCTGAAACTGACGAGTATATTGAATTTGCCCCCGAAGAACCAGTATTAGAAGAAGGGGGAGAGATAGAACTTTCCCCCGAAGAGCCCGTTGAAGAAGTAGACGACACGGTTGTTTCCGTGTCGTACACGGATTGTTACGGTCAGCCACAGCTGGCTGAAACCAATATCACCCTCGAAGAGAGGGCTGAAATTGAGGCCAACATGGTTGGCCGGCACGGGAACCACGGCCAAGAGATCACGTGGGCCATCTTGACCGCGATTAACCGGCAGGCAAACAATACCTGCTGGGAGTTCGCCTTTGACACGAATACCGGGACAATGTTCTGGTAGTCGAAACGCCCTTCGGGGCGTCTGCCGGAGATGACCGCCCGGCACTGATGAGACAGGTCACGGGTGAACCTAAGAGGCCGAATGAATGGCCCACCCACCGCCGAAAGGCACAGGAGGAGAAGATGAAAAAGAGATTTGAATTTACAACAGAGCGCGGGGCAGAAATTGTAATATTTGCGGAACTGAAAGCCCGCTCTATAACACAAAATGTAAAAATTAACGGAACGTGGAATTACGGGTTTTACACAACCCGTAAAAATGGAGTAAAGTGCGTTAAGTGCGATGCAGGATTTATTCCTGTATCGGATAAAATATTCGAAGAATTAGAAAATATGTTTGCAGAAGATCAAACAGATTGTACAACGGAAAGATAAGGAGGAATCATGAAACAAATGCAAGTTTTTAGTCACCGAGGAGTAACTTTCCAATATGTGGAAGGGTGCGGCCTTGCCATTCTGGAAGAAGATGGCAACCATGCCGAAATCGAAAGCATGGAAGAATCTGTAATCCGTAAAGAAGCCCTCCGGCTTATTGCCGCCGGGGATTTTTCCGAGTTCGAATTTGAACCACAAGAACCAGTATTAGAAGAAGGGGGAGATGTAGAAATCCCCACAGAAGAGCCTCAGGAAGAAATCGACGACACGGTTGTTGCCGTGTCGTACACGGATTGTTACGGTCAGCCACAGCTGGCTGAAACCAATATCACCCTCGAAGAGAGGGCTGAAATTGAGGCCAACATGGTTGGCCGGCACGGGAACCACGGCCAAGAGATCACGTGGGCAATATTGTCCACGATAAACCGGCAGGCGAACAACACCTGCTGGCAATATCATTTCGAAACGAATACGGGAACCGTGTTTGTATAGTCGAAACGCCCTTCGGGGCGTCTGCCGGATTGCCGCCCGGCACTGATGAGACAGGCATGGGTGAACCTAAGAGGCCGCTCGAACGGCCCACCCACCGCCCGGCACCGCCGGGCATAGGAGGAGAAATGATTGATCTGAGAAAAAAAAGCACAATGGCCAAAAAATGGGCGATGCTGAAGGAGTACGGAGGGAAGCGATGAAAACACTTCAGTTAATTGAGGATCGCATTAATGAACTTAATGCTACGGTCGAAGAATCTATAATGCAGGAGCCTGATTATGCTACCGGAGCCGTTGCAGAACGTTACGAGCGCGAACGTGCTGAATATAAAGCACGTATAGACGAACTCGAGCGTCTGCGTAAACTGA